GATTGAATGGATCGAACTTTAGAAATTCTTCATCCATAGAATCGCAGGTTTCATAGGTACCATCGGACTTCTTCTTTGGAAAACGTTCCGCAAGCTTGTCAAAGATCTTCTTACCATACTTGTAAAGGAAAACCTTTCCTTCATTTTCTGGATGTGCTGGATCCTTGACAACTACGATGTTTGAAATATAGTTCAGCTTACGCTTGCGCTGACGAACGATATCCTTGTTCGCTTCTACGCCACTATTCCAAAGTTTTGTGTTTTCTTCGCAGACAGGGCACTTGCTACCCTGACCAAGTGTGGTCAAACATGTATCAATGAACCAGCCGCCCGGTCCCTGAAATCCATGTCCGAAAACTTGTACCCAAGGTGAACCATCATCACCATCGGCTTGTGGAGCATCAAGGAATCGGATAACGGCTTGACCGTTTCCTGCCTTGTCTACTTCTGGTTGCCAAAAGCGGCTATCTGCACCACCACTCTTGTTATTGATCTTCTCAAGTTCTTTGTTGAGCTTGTCGAAAGATGACTTCTTCTTTAGATTGTTAAAATTCATATTTTGTATTTCCTGTATTACGGTGTATTAATTTATCCACGAAACATATCATAATATAACTATAGTATATAGTATTCTTAGGTCTTTGTCAAGCTGTCCACAACGATCTTTTTGTAAGAGTCATCGATGCCAGCGTAACTAGTAAAGAACGGTCTATACTTTTGGAACTTTTTATAAAACGTATCCCAAATAAAGTCACCTTGCAGTTTCTTATTCCAAGCGTCCGTTAGATTCATAAAATGATCCAGTATAACTAGACTGTCGTATCCTATTTCCTCTTGATAAACAAGATTCAATAACTCTGGTGCCTGACCATCTTTACAGACAATCAAACTTCCAAAATCCTTTTCTGCTAACTTATCCAAGTCTTCTTTGAGACGGTAAGTTCTGGACTGTTGCCAGTTGAGCCAATCTTTATAGACGTTGGCAGCGTCATTTCCTATCAGATTTCCTACCCAAGTTTTACCATCACCTTTTAAGAAATTAACAGCAAGAAAGTATGGTAATTCCTGTTCGTTGTAAAGGCGACCAATCTTGTGAAACTGATATTTGTCCTTTCTTTTATTAAATGTATCGACGGAAGCCTTAGTTTTCCCACCATATTTGAAGTAGTCAAAAGACTCGGTTGTGAAATGTAGCTTTACTGCCTGATAGGCTAGGTAGGCATCGTATCCGTTCATTCTTCGCTTTCTTCTTCCACTCTATATTTTGGGATAGATGTTAATAAAATAGTTACGATAAGGAATGCGGGTGAAAGTACGAAAACCTTAATAGCAATTCCACTGAGAATCCATAGTGCTACATTGTAGCCAAATACACCATTACTCATAGTGGTAACTTTGAACCTCTTGGAAGATAACGAAGATCCTGTGCTTCTGCTTCGATCTTGGATTTCAAACCATCGTTTACCAATCCTGCTGCCATTTCAATTTCCAATCCAGTCTCTTCACAATGCATAGTGATAGCTTCAATGTGCGAAACACGGTATTGAAGTGCCATCGTTTCAATGGTCATAGAGAAAGCATTACGTTCATCCTTAGTAGCCATGAACTTCTTCTCTAATTTCCTGCGCTTGCGAATATTGGGGATTTCATTAGTATCACAATCAAGTAACGTTGCTAGCGACATCATTATTCTCCACAACCATTCGGCACAATTCTTTAAAATATTGCTCTGTAAAATCTCTTTTCATCATGTTTATATCTCTATGTACCCATTGAACGTTATCTATTGTATAGTCTTTGTTTGAATCAATTCTATCTAAAGAAGCAGTAGTTCCACCATGATCTCTTTACCTATAGGCAAATCATGTCCCGAAAACATTGTTTATTTGTCTGTTGACTCTTATAAATTTACATTTTCTGTGGAATTCTTCGATAGATTCTGCTCCAATATAAGTCGCAGCACTACGAATACCCCCAAGTAGATCCTTGATTGTGTGTTCTACGTTTCCGCGATATGGAACTAGAACTTCCTTTCCTTCCGAAGCACGATATTCGGCAACTCCACCATTGTGCTTGTGCTGTGCTTCCTTGGATGCCATTCCATAGAACTTACGGAAATGTTGGTGTCCAACTAGAATGTTTTCCCCACCACCCTCTTCGTGTCCAGCTAGCATTCCACCCAACATCACAAGATCTGCACCAGCACCAAATGCCTTTGCGACATCACCGGGACACGTACAACCACCATCAGAGATTAACTTTCCACCAGCATCGCGAGCGACCTGTGAACATTCAATGACGGCAGAAAGTTGTGGATAACCGATACCAGTAAGTCTACGTGTTGTGCAGACTGAGCCGGGACCGATACCAATCTTGACAACATTGACACCACATTCGTATAGTTGTTCGACACGTTCTGGTGTTACTACGTTTCCAGCAATCAAAACATATTCTGGAAACTCTTCGGCAATGTGAAGACACTGATCTTCGAAGTGTGTTGTATACCCATTAGCAACATCCACGCATACTGCAAATGGTTTGGTAACACCATTATCATCACACATTTCATTGAAAAGAACGAACTTCTCAATGTCTTCGGTGGAAGTTCCCATAGAGTAAATGGCATAACGTGCGGCATCAGCACTGACATCAAAGAAGTCTAAAAGTTCTTGAACGGTATAATGCTTTACCAATGCTGTCAGAATCTTGTATTCCGACAATGCCTCTACCATTTCAAAGGTACCAACACCATCCATATTTGCTGCCACAATTGGTGTGATCTCTCTATCGAAGAATTCCACTGTGGTAGACACTTGACTTCTGGATCGTAATGAAGATCTATTGGGTACCATCAGAACATCAGAAAAATCCAATTTGGGTTCATTATCAATTATCACTAGTTCTCTCCGAATAAAAAATGTGGTGTCCAATCTGCGTTATATAATTCTTACTTTCAGCCCATCTTGGGGTTACGTAATCCGCATGAAAGTAAAGCGCAGTATTCATTGTACTATCTGCGACACCTTTTGTCAAGCTTTTTCGAGCGATTTCTACAGCATGTACGAAAACATTTGCCTTTGGTGGATCGTGTGACTGACACACCCAAGAAAACTGGCAAGTATTACCACTCTTTTGCTTGACAACACCACATATGCTGTTTGCAAAGTGCATACGCTTTCTATTAAGAGTTACCTGTGCGACTGCTCTCGCACCCTCTTCATCCTTTGCACCAGTTTCATAATAGATATTCTCAGCCAAACATGTGACTTCGGATTCTGCTGCCATTTCCTTGTGATATCTCTTATTGAAACTTTCTACCTGCTTTGATAGATCCTCAATAGTTTGATTTGCATTATTTGCAAATTGTGCGTGTGTCGCTCTTTCCTGTTTTAATTGTGTACTCAGATGGTATACTGAGGTTGCTGGAACATAGATTCCAAGAAATAGTGCTGATGCCAGCACCCCTACGCGAAGCATGAGTGTCATGTGTTTGTTCACCCAAGCGTCTATTTTGTCTACTGCGTTCATGTGTATTTTACCTCCATTATGCAGCGGCTAAAAGAAAGGGGTGGGAGGTTTCCCTCCCACCCCGTTGCCCGTTCTGTTTCCAAGTGGGCTAATCTCATTGTACAAAAGTGCGATTAAGCAGCAATTGCCATAGGTGTAAATGAATTATCGTTTGCATTTACTGATTTACTGACACTACGATCTTTCTATCTCTCGGAGTCGAAACTATTCACCCCCATAGATGGCAACTCATTGGTGGAGTTGCCTATATAATATGGTGGAGGTGGGGAACATCGCAGATCCCGTGTTCCAAGCCTTACTAAAGTTCATTCAGATAATTGCTTATCAACGTACCAGTCTATTATATAGTAACATAGGAAATTCTTAATGTCAAGACCAACTATCGCGTTAAATTGTATGCACTGTAATAAAGAATTTGAAAAGGATCGTAGAGAACATGATCGTCAAATTCGCAATGGGAAAATTAATTTCTTTTGTTCTTTATCGTGTACGGCTACATTCAATAACTACAAATTAGATAAAGGTAACAAGATGAAGGGAAATTTAAGAATTGGTGGTGAAAAATTACCAAGGACGTTAGATAGAAAACTTAAATATTATATCAGAAAAGCTAAAAGTCGCGCTAAAGATAAAAATATAGAAACCAATATTGATGTAGAATATTTGAAATATTTGTGGGAATCACAAAATGGGAAGTGTGTATATAGTGGAATAGAATTAAAAATTACAGACTATCATTTTGATAAAGGAAGACAAGACCAGATACATTTAGCATCTTTAGACAGAATAGATTCATCGAAAGGATATGTAAAAGGAAATGTACAATTTATATCAGCGTCATTAAATTACGCCAAAAATGACATGGACGATAATATGTTTAGAGAAGGATTAAAGGAGTTATTCAAAGCATATTCAAATAACTCCTAATCGTTAAACAAGTTATCAAACCTCTATTATGGAGTTACTGTTGGATCAGCAACAGGAGCAACTGGTGCTTCTACTACTGGATCTGCTACCACTGGAACTTCAACTGGTGCTTCTACAACAGGAACTTCCACCACTGGTGCTTCAACTACTGGAACTTCAACTACTGGTGGAACTACAACTGGAGCAACAACCACTGGTGCTTCTACGACCGCATCTGTAGTAGTAAAATCGTAACCATGATAGTTAACAATAGAATTCTGAGATAGAAGTGAACCTTCACTTAGAACCTGATCTTCTGTTCCTACCAAGTATAAACGACGACCCTGATCATCATAGAACTTTGTTGCATATGCATCAGTTGGTAGATACCATTCTTCGACCTGATTGATTCCAGTGCGTGTTTCATTTCCGAGATATTTGATTACTACTAGTGACATTTCATTATCCTTTGTTTAAATTAGTTGATTACAGGTGCCCATGAATGTGTGCAACGCCCTTATGTGCATCCACAGCAAATTCTGTATGCTCTAGATCCTTCTTTGTATTACCCTTGAAGGTAAGACCCGAAACATGTCCTGCACCACGTTGAATGTGTGGATTCGCTGCAAGGAACTTGTGATGTTCTGGAGAACCACCAGCATGATGTTCCGCATCATTATAACGATCATCACGAACGTTTGCATTATGAACTGGATGACCTGTTTGAGTACCATTTGGATGGTGAACAACTAGAGTGTGTGGAAGTTCATTATGTTCGCGTGTTCTGAATACAACTGCGGCATTTCCACCAGCATGTAGATGCTTTGAAACATCCTTATCATTACTCTCTGCGTGACCAGTACCAGTCGAAGATAGTGTTAGATGATAACCTTTCTTTGCAAGATTCTCACGCTTTGCAGGTGAAGACATACGACCGGCAACCTTGGTATAGTCATAATGCTTGACTTCGTGCTGACCACCCTTACCGAACTTATTCCAATATTGATGTGGAAGAATGTGTTCGATGTTCAAATCTGAGTTTGCATTCAGACGTACAGCAGGTTCGAAGCCTTTCTTCTTGGCACCAGTACCATGACGTTGAATCTCATGTGAGAGCATACGAACAGCGTGTTCTGGATGCTTCTGTAGAAACTGAGTACGTGCAACCTTCAAGTGATAGTTACGCTCTTCACCTTGGTTCATACCAGCATGAAGTGCTAGACATGTGGACTTGCATCCCTTGGTTGCCTTTGGGCAAACATTGTTGCCACCGCCGATTGTGTGTGGTGCCAGAGCAAGACCAAGAATCTTAACCTTCTTACCGTGTGCCTCTGCTCCAACATGCTTCTCTGGATCATACTTTCCATTCGATGACATTAGGTTGCTACCGTGTCCTAGTGAAAGCTTCTTTGGATGACCAATTGTTGCACGGCGAGCATTCTCAGACTTTTCGTAATTACTCTTGAAATTGTTCCAATGAGTGACTGCTTCCTTGTGCTTTGCTACTCTAACGTGTTCATGTTCACCTTCTGGAAAGGCAGCTTCCGCGCCTCTACGCATGTGATGAAGAATGTTACCACCAGACTTATCGTGTTCTGGATGTTGCTGTAAATATTCATGTGCAGATGGAAGATGACTTAGATCTGCTTCTGCCATCAATGCTTCATTGACCGCATGTTTAAGTGGATCATAAACATGATATGGCATAATGAGGTTTTCCATAAACTCACGGGCATTATCCCCATGACCTACGAAATTACGTTCACCACCCCAATTCGGTTCAGCGGCTTCTGATAAGAATGTTTTAAATGAAAGCATTGGTGTATCCTTTATATGTTTGCTGGTAGTCACGCATGGCTTCTCTTAGCTAACCACCCCTATGTCATTAGGTGACTTACGGTTAGTGCCAGCAAATCTGTTTTATAGCTTCGCCTTAGCAGCGTCAGTCTTAGCCTTGACCCAATTGTAGACGGCAGGAACTAGAACGGTAACAACCGAGCCAGCGACAAAACCTAGAATAAATTCAAACATATTGATCTCCTAAAGTGATGGTTCGACACTTTATTTAGCTTTCGCCAGATTCCTCATGAACTCACGGAGCATTTTAATACATTTTTCGTATGGTTCGATATAAACCAGTGGATATGGGGTGTCTTCGACAGACAGCATGATAACGACCTTTTCTGGTGTTACCCCAAACAATTCTTCATACATTCTACCATAGGCACCACCCTGCATAAAGTAATCGTCAATATCTTCCTTTTTCTTGGCGCGAGTGGCAGTCTTGAAGTCTACTACGGAAAGATCATCGTAATAGTCAGCCACGCAGTCTGTGGTTCCTGCCAATTCCAAATCGTCACTATACATCTGACCTTCGATCACCTTGAGATTGTCGAGACGATCAAGAAGGGGTACAATCTTATAGAACATGGATTTGTTCAATGGGTCGCCTTCCAGCAACATATTGACTGGCTTGTTGTGCAAGTAGTTTTCAATAGTGTTGTGTAGTGCAGTTCCACGCGCCTTTGCACGATTAGAAATCTTATCGGCAGCAGCCTCACCAATCTTGGCACGCCACTTGGCAATGCTAGCAGCCTTCACCTGACCAGTCAATGTTGTGACTGACTGGTAGTGATTACCTTCTGGTGTAACATAGTGACGCTTACCATCGGCTTGCGTCACTTGTTGTAAAATTGGCAACTTCACGAAATCATGAACAAATGTTTTCAAAATAATACCTCATAATAATGTCCATACATTATATCACAGATTTTCTTAATACACAACTATTAAGCAAACTGAATATTCATTCGATCCTTTTCGATGATATATTCTTTAACAAGTCCAGAACGAACAATGTCTTCTACACCAAATTCGATGAATGCAAAACTGTTCAGATTATGAAGAACATTAGAAAACTGTAGAAATCCTTCACGATCCCTTCTTTGAAGATCCGTCTGTTTGAAGTCTCCACAGAATACGATCTTGGAATTATCACCAACGCGAGTGATGACGGTATCACATTCATGACCAGTAAGATTCTGACATTCATCAACAATCACAATGGCATCACGAAATGTAATGCCACGAAGAAATGATGTAGTAGTGAATTCTACTAGATTCTTCATTCTTAGAATATCATACCCATCTCCGCGACCAAATAGATCATCACAGATTTCACGATATGGCTCTTCATAAACTTTTGCCTTTTCCTTGGAATTTCCTGGCAAGAAACCCATGTCACGCGAAGGCACTACGCTACGAATAACGACTATTCGATTATAGTAACTATTCTTTCTGAGAATTTCCTCTAAAGCAAGATACATTGAAATAAACGTTTTCCCCGTTCCAGCCGCTCCATGCAGCATTAGGTTTTTCCCCGCATCGTATTCTTGAAATGCTTTCTCCTGATTGACGGTCATTGGCTGGATGTTTCTTAGTGAGAAGTGTTGTTGTACATTTTGCTTCTTCTTTAATTTTGCCATTGTATCTCTCTTCGTTTTGTTTTTGACAATAAAAAAGGGCAACGGACCACGAAGACCCGTTACCCTCTTTTTTCCCCCACAAGTCGCTCATGGCTATTGTGATTTCTTATTTACAGACTTGAATACTTCGAACAGAAAAATTCTCCTATTTTTGTTTATTAGTGAGTAACTTCTTAACTTTCTCTTTATGCTTATTGACGATGTTCTTCGACTTGACTTCTTTGATAGATCTCTGATAATACTGATCTGCAAGTGGGCTTGCTGGATTCTGTTGACCAATCTTGGAAAGGACTTCCTTCCATGTATTGTCTGTTCCAGAAATGAACGTCTTGCCATTGTAGGCAACTGCTGGAGGGGATTCCAGATATCGTTCCAAATGCGGATTGTTTTTCTTGAATTCATCATACTCCGAAATTTTGATATCGCGAGTTACAATCTTTCCAGTCTTCTTGTTTTTGAATGTATATTCCATGATTTTATTTATGCACTCTCAGTGGGTTTTAACGAATACCACGAAGGAATATTTCTTACAGTCCATTTCGCAAGATGCGATTTGTGTGCTATATAGTAGTTTCTGTAAGCCTCTACCGCATTCCCTTCGACCTTACATTCATCAGGCATACACTGTGGAGGTTCAGTCCACGGAGCATCATAATCAATGTTCATAGGGTTATTTATGAGAACTGGAATAAGACGTTCGCACGCATGAGGTTTCATATATCTGTAATGATATTCATCGATAAGATGACCAAATAGATTAAAACCCCAACGATACTGATCCACACCAGAACGAATCCAAATAGAACTAGGATGGTTCTTGTGAGTAGGCTTATAGATTCCATGTATGGCATTTGTACCATCTAAAATATGATGTGCCGTTGAAAGTAATTGGGCTGTCTCTAATATAAGTTTTACTACATGTTTGTCGTTATGATATACAGCAGCCAGTCTAGTATCTTTGTCGAGATAGAAGATATTCATATTACTTCTTGAGTAGTTCGATTTGCTTCTCTAGTTCATCGATATGCTTGGTGAATGCTTCGATGAGATTTTGAGTAACTTCTGCGTATTGTCTATTGACGCATTCTAGCCAGAAAGATCCAATAATCCAGAATGCTGCTATTACTGACCACCAACAAGCATCACTATTACCATTGCGATAGTAACCATATCCACAAACTAGAGCGAAAATAATATTGACAACAAAGATGCCAGTATTCAAAAAGTTTCGAGTTTCATCACTCATTTTCTTGAGCCTTCGCGTAAAGCTTGATTGCTAGATCCATTCCAGATGGTGGAACTGAGAAAAGAAGCTTGCGCTTACCATGAAAAGAATAAGCATTGACTCTAAAATCGTGCTTATCATAATCACCACTGATTACAATATCATATTCAAATTCTTGATCGTGATCTGAACCCTTCTTACTTGGAACGATATAGAAGCCACCAACATCCTTCTTGAAGTATGCGATCAATTGTGCAGCAAGACAGCCAGCACCATTTGCAATCTTTCCAGTTTCATTACCACTGATGCCATTAATCAACTTCATTGGCTTTAGAAACTTAGCAAGATCCTTACCATGTCCAGTTGGATATCCACCCATCTGACGATACAGTGTAACGAGAGTCTTACCATTCTCAATAACGCGAGTTAAGCTACGTGTGCCCATTTCAAATACTCCATAATAAAAAAGGGAACACCATTGCGGTGTTCCCTGTACGATCCATTAGGTAGATCTAATTTCCATTGAATTGCCCTGTTTTAGATTCGGGGCATTCTGCTTGTGACTGTCTTACAGACCAAGCGAAGTACGGATATCGTTAAACTCTGAATCGCTAAACTCAGTGATTTCCATATCTGCATCCAGAACTGGAACCTCACCAGTAGTTGCAGGTGTAACAACCTTTGGCTTTGCGACCTTTGCAGTCTTGACAGTCTTCGAAGCCTTCTTCTTGAGAGTCTTAGTGACTGACTTTACCACACCCTTCGCGTTCCTGCGGAGTTGTGGAATCTTTACTTCATCGGCATTCGCAAGCTTGTAAGCAACGATCTGACGACCATTCTTGATAACTTCGAACTTTGCCTTATACGCCTTCTTCATATTGAAGATGTAAACGGGAACTGACGATTCCTTGACACCGAGGACTTTAGCAATATCGGACTTTGAAACGCCCTTCTTGCCAGCAGCCTTAAGTGTATTGAAAAGTGTGAAAGCTTGTACATTCTTTGACATAGATTAAACCTCATAACAAATTAACAAAACATACCAACATTATTTGCGGCATACATTCATTATACCAAAACATTCCATAATAGTCAAGCCAGAATTTCGTAATAGAATCAATAACTTACGAAAACCCTTATAAATCAAGCACTTAGTCTAGCCTCTATAAGCGTCTCTATTGGCTTGAATCCTAACCCTCGGACCTTGTTCCGTTCCTACTCGAAAAGCCCGTAGCGACCCTCTCAGCGGCTCGGATGGGAACGGTCATCCTTGACCGAACCCATCCAAACTGACCAGATGCGAATGATTCTTATTGCGAATTAGCTAGATCGCGAATTGCACCTAGACTCTGGAAACGCACAAGTTCACCGTTTTCGTATACAGTCTCCAACTGTGGATAATGAACATGATCACTACTTTCAAGTTCTGTAGTATATGTGTTACTCATGTGATTGAAGTATAGTTCAAGACGACCCTTCTTCGAACGCTTACCGAAGTCGGTAACTGGATCCTTGAATACGTCTCTCCATTCACCATTGACCTTCGCAGCAGATGCCTTCATGGCAAACTTCTGTGTATCACGGTTCATGTGCTGTAGTAGCGCACCACCCATACCGAATGCAACGTTGTCCGCAGAATAACCAGCAATGACAAGTCGAGCAAGAATATCCTTGATGCTCTGTTCATTGATGCCATCACCCTGAATGATACGGACATTATTGAGAACCTTATAACCCTTGGAATTCACAACGCTTCCGAACTTCTCGTCCAGAAGAATTGCTGCACGGACTACAACATCCGCAGGGTTTCCTGAGTCTGGACGAATTACGATAGTCGCACCAGAATCAATTACCTTCTGCTTTAGCGCAGTACCCCAAATGTTGGTGATTGCATTCCAGAGATCATAAGAGTCGGAAACAACCGCAACAATCGAGCCACTCTTGGCAAACTGCTTGATCATATTATCATACGCATCAATTTCATGAGTCTTACCCCAAGAAGTGATGGTGCTGTGTTCAGCCGCAGGAATCGAAAATCCTGCCATGTGTTCATCGTAATACTTACGTGCGAACATGAGTGCCGGAACGTTATCAGTTCCAAGGAAGTTTACAAGATGGGCTGTTCCACCAATCCCTGCACTTTCGTATGAACTTACTCCACGCGCACCGAAGTCATGAAGCTTGAATCCAAGTCCATCAAGACTATCGGCAGTATCTGCCAGTGCCTTACGAATCACCTTCTTGATTGAATGTGAAATGGTGGCAACAGTTGTTGGATACCAAATTGCACGAAGAAGTGCAGTCTCAACATAACTGGTCAACCAAGGAAGTGCAGGATCTGTGTTCTCGACTGTTACGAGAACGTTGTGTGTTGGAACAATTGTTCCTTCACGGACTGCCTTGATCTTGATAGGCAGAAATCCCTTGTGTCTGTAGTAAATGCGTTCCCAACCTGCCTTGTTGAACGGAACACCGTGAAGCTTATAAACCTGTTCTGCTTCGCTGATATCAGCAAGTGTGATTGGCTTCATCAGGTATTCCTTTACGAATGCCTGTAGCCCAAAGAATAGTGTGTGATCATATTCACCACCGCGAGACTCAATGTAACTGAATACATTGGTTGTACCTTCTGGATACTGTAGGTAGTGGCTGGTCTTGTAGCTGTCTGTGTTTAGAATCATGTTCATGGATCTTCTCCTAGTTAAAAATGTGCTGGTCTACCCTGCACTGTGTTATGCACGATTAATCATGTAAGTTGCGATACTATAATGATCTTCGTACATCTTATCAGACATCTGATAAAATTCTGAAATTGGAAACCACTTGGCACGTTCCGCATCGTCGCCGCCACGTACCTTGGGAAGCTTCGTTTCGTGAAGTACAATCAGGTATGCCTGAGTGATGGTACGTCCACGCTCCGAACGGTTTGGTGAATCGAATGTGTGTTCTCCGCGAATGTGATTGCGTAGATGTTCACGCGAAACCTTGATACGTGTCTCTTCTTCAAGTTCACGCAGCATTGAATCCTGTAGACGTTCCTTGATTCCTACGAATCCTCCGGGGAGTGCCCACAGACCCTTCCCCGGCGACATGCGACGCTTCACAAGTAGAATATATCCATTGTTGATCACAACCGCATCAGTTGTGCTAAAGATTGGTGGAAATGGCGAGTGTGACCACTGTGCCTGATAACTCTTTAGGAAGTTGTATTCTTCACAAAGATTCAACCACGTAATAGTTGGCTTGGAATGTGCATCAACTGAAAAATCCTTCATGAACGATTCGATTGCCTTCGGCATCACATCCTTTGGAATCATACCCTTTCCAAAATAAATGTCGCGAATGGTTGTCGAGTCCAGAACCTGAGTTAGTGGAACTTCATATGTGGTATACTTTGGAAAAATGTCAAGGTAATAAGAACTATCATCCTTGTGGTGCCCTACGATGACTACGCGGGCAATGCTTGGGTCTAGAAAGTCCGCAAGTGCATTATCGATCTCATTCTGAACTGCTACGATCCATTGCTGATCGTTGTAAAGATCATCTACTACGGGAGCGCAGTGAACCCCCTTGATGCCAGCCTCTTCGGCTGCGGCAAGAATCATCGATTCACGTTCATCGAATGTGAATGGATTCTTGATGTTACGTGCAATAAAAGAACTGCCGACAATCACCAGAACGTTATCTGAGATTTCGGCAGCGGTCTTTAGAATCGAAAGGTGTCCGTTATGAAACGGCTGAAAACGTCCAATGACAACAGCAAGATCTGCCTTTGGCAGACTGATATCTGTATCGGACCATGATTGTGACTTACTCATATGGATCTACTCCTGTTATCGTCTAGTAGCTGGTCTACCCTGCTACTTTCTCTACTCTTATTTATATAGTATCAAACTTTACCTTAAAAGTCAAGTTTTTCGGGCATAAGAATTGCCCATCTTAATATCTCTCATTTTCTTAATAGTTTCTTCGCCATGCTTTTTGCCAAAGTGTGGAGCAGATTCACCAAATCTTTTTATTCCAAACATTGGATTTCCAGAACCTTTTAATCTTTCAGACCAAGCTTTCTTTCTTTCGTCAGACCACTTTGTTCCTACTTTTCTGTTAGTTCCATTCTTTGCTCTAGTTTCAGCAGCCTTCTTACCAGATTCTGGTGTCATCTTTGGTGGAACATATCCACCAATTGTCATATTATAATTCCAATCTTCTACTACAAAAGATTTTGTAACTATTTCAGATTCTTTTCTAAAAGCATCTTCTTCATTGTAAAAATAGAATAAAGTTTCTCTTGTGAAATTTTCGATTCCATGATGCTTTATTGAATCTTTTAATCTTTTACCACTACCAAGATATCCGTCAAATTCGTATGGTGTTTCTTGTTCATGAACACCAATATAAATTTTATCAGTTATCTTGTTAGTGGTAATATAGACTATGAACATTGCTTTTTATAATCTAACCAGATTCTGGAACTCTTTGAAACCTTAGCAACAAGGAATTCCATCTGATCTGCAAGAATCTTACGATTCTTAAGAATCATCTTTTCGAAAACCGAAGGAGCATATGGAACATAACGAAGATGCATTCTTGCTTCTTCTGGAGTCTTGTTACCCTTGGCAGTGTTACATGGCTTACATGCAGTTACACAGTTAACCCAAGTGTTCTTTCCTTTACGAGACTTTGGAAGAACGTGATCGATGGTAAGATGCTTGTTGTCATATACCTGACCACAGTACGCACAAAGGTTCCTGTCCCTTGCGTAAAGAATGCTACGTTCTGCGTAGACAGTTTCACGCATATAGAAGTCATGTCCAAAGATTGGACCAGAGACACCTACGATAGACGAAATAACAATCTGTGACTGTTCTCCAGTTTCGGATGATGTTCCACCGTGAAAGGTGCGAACAGAGTTACCGTTTTCCCAAAGAACCTTGCCACGCGCATAATAGCAAGCTGCTATTTGGTGGTCAGCCCAAGACTTTGGGGTTCCTGCCGAATCGGTTATTAGTACTAGAGACACAACACACACTCCTATATTGAAGGAAAAATATTAACAACATAACGTATATTTATACTGGAGCTACGGACAGGATTTGAACCTGCATAAAACTGGGTTGCAATCAGTTGCCTAGCCTTTCGGACCACCGTAGCATTTAAACTTTACTCTTGGCGTGTTCATCGCACAAAGTGCGAACCCAACCACCGCCGCGAGTCTTACCTACACTTCCACAAACCTCACAAGTTACTCCACTCATGGATTCTGCCATTTCAACCATGCCTGAGATTTCTTCATTACCACCTCGGTAATAGAAACGGAGAGTTCCATACTTCTCCTTGACTTGTTCTGCAACTACTTGTGGAATTTCTTCCTTTGGATGTCTGAAAGATTCAACTCCATCGATATCTGCTTTTAGCACTTCTTGACGATAGTGTTCAAGTGTTTCTCCATCACCACCAGCAGCCCAATGGTAGTATTCATTGAATAACGTGAAATCTCCGCTTTGTGCTGATCTCACCATTGCGACATACTTTGCGTCACGTTCGTTATTTTCGATACGTTGATCGATAGTATGTTGAATATTGGAACATAGCATGTCAATGATATTGTACCATCCGTCACCGTGATCAAAACCCCAACACATGCAAGTTTGATTCATTGGAAGATTTCGCTCTACGAAAATCTTCGGATACTTTGCACAAAGGGCATTATCAAGTTCATTATTCATAAATCCTCATAATCAAAAATTGGCGGAAGAAGGAGGTAACGATCCCCAACAGGTTTCCCCGTCCAGATGTTTAGCAAACATCGTTGCACCCTGTGCAAGTCATCTTCCATGTAATATCTATTATACCACACTATTTCTTAATAGTAAAGTATTTTGAAACTGGCGCGGCAGACAGGATTCGAACCTGCATATATTCGCTTAGGACGCGAAGCTATCTCCATTCTAGTCACTGCCGCAAATTGGTGCCCCGATTTCGGAATCGAACCGAATTCACTAGATTACGAAACTAGTACATCGCCAGCAATGCTTATGGGGCGTATTGGCACGCTTGCTGAGAATCGAACTCAGACTAGATCCTGCCTTCGGAAGACAGTGCCTTATCCATTAGGCTACAAGCGTATATTGGTAGTCCATACAGGTGCTGCCCCTGTTACCTCTTCAATGTCAATGAAGCATTCTACTGATGAACTAATGGACTATAAAATTGGAGGAAGATTGAGGTATCGATCCCCATCAGTTTCCCGACCCATCGCTTTCGAAGCGAGTCTGCACCCTGTACAGTTAATCTTCCAATTTAAAACTTTGGTTTCTTTTCTAGATAAGCCACATCCAATTTCTTGGATAACTTTTCACGTTCAACTTTAGCAACTTCAAATTTGTTAAGTGCTGAAAGTCCAACTGATGGTATGTTTGATATACCAGAAGCATCTGCTTCCACAACCACAACAACTGGTTTAGCTTTTGCTTTAGGTGCATCAGGAGTGATGACTTTCTTCACCACAAGTTTACTATTGATTTCGACAAGGGACGCCTGAATGGCATCAACCTGATCGTCAAGCAATTTGAACTCGGCAGCAGTCACTGGTCTTTGACTTGGATCTAATTTTTGTCTAACCCAAGTATAGTCTCCAATGATTCCTATTGTACCAGATACTACTGGTTCAATGATGAATACTATGGCAATAACAACTGCTAGTGGACTTTTGTTAATCCACACATTAGCATTCTTTAGTATGCTCCATTTGTTGTTCCAAAGATACTTTATGTTCATAGTCGATTCCTTTCGAATGGTATCAACTATTTAGAATTTGGTGCATCTGGTGGGATTTGAACCCACAGAATTTACCCTCTCAAGGTAACACGTTTGCCAATTACGTCACAGATGCAAAGCGGGATCATCGACCAACCTTTGGTCATAACTCTCCGAATCGGAAAATATAGGAATCGAACCTATTGTTTGATTTGCTGAATTGATCCCAAAGAAAACAGGAATGTTTTTATTTACTGTGCTACCATTACACTAAAGCCCCATCAGAAACACACTGCTCATTGCTTTTATGATCACTATTACAATGGGTTGCACTTTGTTCGTGTGTGCCATGCAACTAGCCCCTCACAATGTGTTTTTGGTGGAACCTTGAGGAATCGAACCTCAACCAGTCCTTTATCATAGGAATTTTTGGTTTGCTGTAACATTCCTTAAAACGATATATCAAGTCCATAGCCGCGATTCTGTTCTATGCAATCATTTGTCTATGCACCAACCCGTCCGTTACGTTAAGGCTTGACTAGGACTGTTTGGCTTGTACACCCCTTTCCGTATTCAGTAGTATAACGTCTTTCGACTTCTACCAGCCTTGGGTGTATCGCGAACTTACCTCCATTATACTAAGGTATTATTGAACCTAGTATAACAGCGATTGCTCGACTTGATATAAAATTGGGCGCGGCGTATGGAGTTTTACCCTAGACGTTTGTAATGGATTTTATAAGCCCCACCGCTTTAGGCTCACCATCGTCTCTTATCATTCTGAGTGCGACTCAGACTATTTGGTGCGAATGAAGAGATTCAAACTCTTAGGCTACTCGTTCTAAGCGAGCAAGGTATGCCAATTCCGTCACACGGGCAAAAACTAAAAATGGATTGCAGTTTGTTTATTTGTCGCATTCCAAGCAATGTATCCTCTATGATACATGCATTCGATCAGCACATATGTCCAACCGAGGTAGTGGCAGAGAGTAAGGGATTTGAACCCTTGTGTAGCTTTCGCCACCATCACCTTTCCAAGATGCGCCAATAGACCACTCTGGCAACTCTCTATAAAATGTTTCTACTAGGATTCGAACCTAGACATTGCGCCGATCAATAGAATCGGTGCTAAGTATACCAATTCCTCACGTTATGCAAACATAGAAACAAAAATGGCGGAAGACGGAGGTATCGATCCCCAACTGGCTCATCACCAGTCCCACTGCGTTCAAAACAGGTCCAGTGCCTCACTGGATCATCTTCCGTTAAAATCTTGCACGAACTTCTTCAATGCTGATAGGAGCGTAATCAATTTGCTCCACACTTACATTTATATATCTCTTATCCTTCAACGTATTTGCGTGAAGGTGTCCGTGAACGTTATGAAAGAATCTTTCCGTGATACATTCTGGATGTAGTGGAATGTGAGAAAGAATCATATCCTCTAGGACACGAACTCCATACACTTCCTTGAATCCAGCATCGATGTATTCCTTCGTCTTGAATATATCGTGATTGCCACGGACAAGTCTCTTGTTACCGTTTAGTTGAGAAACGATCCAAAGATACTTCTTGTTGATTACGACATCCCCAAGATGGTAAACCTTGTCGTCAGGACGCACTCTTGCATTCCAACGCTTGATCATTTCCGCATTCATTTCTTCTGCATTCTTGAAAGGTCGCAGGGGAGAACCATCTTCTCTCTTGAACCTAGTGCAGCAATTTTCGTGACCGAAATGAGTGTCACTTATGAGCCATGTAGCTCCCATAATAACCTCCTTTTTCGGTTACATGTAAATTGGCTCTCCCTCAAGGATTCGAACCTCAATTCGCTGATTCAAAGTCAGATGTCCTGCCAGTTAGACGAAGGGAGAATAGACGGTTTTTCACTACTGTCATACAGCACCATTTCTTAACGAATGGCAGTCATTACACCGTTGACTGATAATTGGATCTTCCCCGTGGATTCGAACCACGATAGCAAACTTCAGAGGATTGCGTCCTGCCGTTAGACGAGGGAAGAATAAAAACTTGGGGTGATTGACGAGAGTTGAACTCGCATAATCCCGATTCACAGTCGGGGTCATTAACCAATTATGATACAATCACCATAGAAACTAAACAGGATGAATAGTGCTATTAAGGAGGGATTCGAACCCTAGCGCACCGTCCCCATTGGACTCCCACTCAAGTTTGGCGAGTTAAATTGAGTTGCTGTAATCATCCTAAACTGGCGCTCCTAGCGGGATTCGAACCCACGTACCAAGGTTGAGAACCTTGTGTCCTGAGCCTATCTAGACGATAGGAGCATAAAATTGGTGCTAGTGATAGGAGTCGAACCTACAACATTGTGCTTCTAAGGCACACGCGACTGCCAATTGCGCCACACTAGCAAAACTCTCGGGGTGCTGTATTCACCCCTTCCCACAAAAGACGAAGATACAGTATCTTAAGTGGAGTACTCTGGTCGCGAAGGATGGAATTTAACCACCGACCAACTACTTAAATGGTAGACGCCCTTTCACCGAGCAGCTTCGCGAAATTTGGTGGAATCGGAGTAACCTAATACTCTAAGGTTTAATTTCGCAGGAGCATCTGCTGCAAAACCCCGACCCCGTTGATTGGTGCAAAGTCCAAGAATCGAACTTGGTTATCACGCTCTTCAGGCGTGCGCTGAAATGACCACACTAGCTCACTTTGCAAATTGGAGCGGGGAATGGGAATCGAACCCACGAACAAATGCTTGGCAAGCATTGGCACTACCATTATGCGATCCCCGCATAAAACTATTTAATCTTCTCTACCTTATGAACACCTTGAAGAGTTCCATACTTGACGGCTTCTTCTTCGGTTTCAAAAATCATTCTTTCGTTGGTTGCAAGATCAGTTAGATAGATCCATTCATCTTCATCTACTGGCACTTTAACAATCCAACCACCTTTCTTCTTTTTAGCAACCTTTGGATTTTTTTGCTTTTCCAAAACTTCGTATTTCTTTTGAAGTTCATTTAGTTGCTTTTGAAGAAGAGCATTTCTTTCTTCTAACTTTGTCTTCTCTCCAAATAGAACATCATAATCACTCGCCTGAATTATATAGCCGTTGGCTTGTTCTAGAAGTCCATGTCGGTGAGAAACATGACAAGGCATTGTAAATCTTTTAACCATAATCTTATCCTCAAATTTTGGTGCCCCAACAAAGAATTGAACTTTGATTTCATCATTACCAATGATGCGTACTTGCCATTGTACTATAAGGGCGAATCAGTATAAAAACGATGCTAGGACATGAAAGATTGTCGTTACAATTAACATACCTAGAAACGGAAGGTGAACTGCGTGCCACCAAGAAAACAGTTTCTTAATTAGCGCACTTCTATCCACTCTAATATATAGATACCTTCCAATTACACCACTTGCGACCACGGCGATCATTGAATACAATGCGACATTGCTATTCGTTGCTCCAAGCCTGTAACCACAGTGATACATAATCATTATCGGTCCAAAGATTCCGAAGATTATGTGGACATCGAAAACCATTCTATGGTTTCCAATCCAATCAAACAATCTATGAAACCTTTTTCTCAGTGCATAAGAAGATGCCAGCATCATTCCAATTGCACCGATCCATCCTAGTGCGTAACCTACACCCTCTCTTGGAGTGATGTAACTATGCAGAGGAAGAAACCAACCAATCGTAAATAACACTAATGCGATAACTGCTACTATGAGTGTGTTGATTCTTCTCATGAATACCTTCTTAAACAAAAGGTATTTAGGTAGACAAAGTACGTTTTTGTTTAATACTTTGTCTGTTGTTGGCGACTGGTACGGGATTCGAACCCGTGATATCTACCGTGACAGGGTAGTGAATTAAGCCACTATTCTAACCAGCCATAAATTAGGTGCATTCTTTCTATCGGTGGTAATTCGGCTTGAACCGTCACCCCACTTCACGACACAGAAAGACTATCGTGCTGCTAACGCTAGTAAGGCTTGACTAGAACCGTCCCGTAGATGTCACTCTACTTCTCATCGTGTGGGCACACTATCCGCTAACAACGGAACGTTAAATTTGATGTGGTTTGCTATTGAACAAAGAACTCGTTGAAGCCTCTGTTCCCCGAATTTACGAAGTTTAGCCTGAATGAAAGTACTAGTATACATTCAGAGCATCACAACAAAGCGTCATGTCCGCTAAGACTTACGCGAGCCACATCAAAACTTGGTGCTTGTACAAGGATTCGAACCCTGATAAATCTCTAATCGGGAGATCGTATTAGCCGTTATACGATACAAGCAAAAATTGGTAGGACCAGAAGGTAACGCTCCTTCGTCTATGCATTATCAGTACATTGCTCTACTTTTGAGCTACGGTCCTATAAAAAGTTGGGATGGCTAATTGTTCTCATTTTTAAGGTGAGTGTTTGCGCCGTCCTCCGTGCGGTGATCTCTCCGCTCAGTGTTGTAAAATTGTAGTAGGCTGAACACAATCTATTTAAACTGCGCTTCGATGTTTATCGGTATTTCTACCCGCAGTGCCTTTTACCTTGCCTCGCGCAAGACTACAAAAATGGTCGCCTTTGTGGATTTCATACCACACTGTTCACTGATCAGGTGACTAGTCTATATCGTTAACTTATCAGGCGTTAAAATTGGTAGCGGGATGATGAGTCTCACATCCTCTCTGCGGTATGAACGCAGCGTAGCAATCGTCTACTTACCCGCTATAAAATTGGTGGAGACTCTCCCCCTGTCAAGTCTAGATTCGACCGACTTTCTCTATCCATCTTTTCAATGGCAATTTGGTACGCCCTGACGGTAATGCTCCGCCTTCTTTGGTATGTAAAACCAAGGTAATGCTTCTATACGAAGGGCGCATAAAACTGGAGGATACGATTGGAATTGAACCAATACCATTTCACTTTATGAGAGTGACGCACAAGCCATTTATGCTACGTATCCGAAATTGGTAGTCCCAAGGGGAATCGAACCCCTGTCAAAAGATTGAAAGTCTCTTATCCTTACCGCTAGACGATGGGACCATATAAAACATTGAGTCATGTGGAATCGAACCACTCTTGGCATTTGGATGCCTACTCCGCAGATTATGCGTCTCGGACTTCCCGTGCAACCACTACACTTCTGACTCAAATTTGGTGCTCTCACTCGGAGTCGAACTGAGTTATCAGGCTTACAAAACCCGCGCATCGCCGTCAATGCTTTGAGAGCAAATTTAGCGCAGGACGCTCTTCCACTAAGCTACAGCATAGTTTTGTCGATCAACTCGCGCTTCCGCTTACACTGTGCGTCCACAGAGGTTTGATCACTATGCCAGTTGGATTCGAACCAACGTCTTCCTACTAATCGATACGTCGATGTTGAAACCGACGATGTTTGGCACGCCTAACAGGATTCGAACCTGTAATAAGAGTTTCGTAGACTCTTGTGATAATTCCATTTCACTATAGGCGCATAAAATTGGTGCGTTCGCAGGGATTCGAACCCTGATCAGCCTGAGTAAGAGTCAGGTATAATTTGCCAGTTATACGACAAACGCATTGAAAACTATGTGTGGTTTTTCGAAACACCACAAAACGGTGGAAGCTTGATCCACTATCACTGTAGTCGATTTACACCCTTCGGTGCCATCCCGTAATTTAATACAGACCAGACAGCGATACTATCATTTGGCGGGCAGACAAGGATTCGAACCCTGACCGTGCAGATTTGGAGGCTGCTGTACTACCATTATACTATCCACCCATTAAAACATTTGCAATCTGCTCTCTAGACCAGACGCACATTTCGCGTCTCGGAAACCCTACAAGAGCATCAGCAATTCTATAAAGCGGTTCTGGAAAATTGTATGGCTTATCAAACAAATTGAGAAGCCTGAATCCACCAGTTACAATATCAAAATTCCCATTGTAACTACCGCCAGTGATATTGTTTATCGAATCACTGAAGTGTGTCGAAGTTAGAATATATTTGATATCTGACTTCACAAAGTTGTTCAGTGCCATGAAGATTTCTTCTTCACACAGATGAAACAAACAATCTCGACACATCCAAAGATCTGCTGATGGAAGAGCGTCGCGACAAATATCCAAATGTTGGAACTTAGTTCTTTCATTTGCATACTGTGCGGTATGCTGTTCAATCATGTTTCCGACAATATCTCCACCAATATAATTGATGTTTGATTCTTTCAATACTAGTGGCATCCATGTCATGTCGCCACAAGGCGCATCTAGAAATGTCTGCACACCGAACTTTCCAAATACAAGCGGAAGTTCTTTCCTTAGGTTTTCAGTGTATCTGATCGTGGATCCGTCTCCACTCTTCACTGGTCCCCAAGTACCGTGATTAAAAATGTCTGTGAATGTTCTTTCAGTATTGTTCATACCACTTTTATATACAAACATAATTTCTCACTTTAAATTGGTCAGGATGAAGGGACTCGAACTCTTAACATCAACGCCCCAAACGTTGCGCTCTACCAATTGAGCTACACCCTGATATGATCTATTATATAGGACATTTCTTTAAATGTCAAATAATTTGGTCCCCGATGAAGGTAACGATCCTTCCCGTTGTCGCTAATCTGGCAACTCTCGCGGGTTTATAAAACCCACCCGCACGCCTGTGCTATCGGGGATAAAACTTGGAGCATCAGGTAGGATTTGAACCTACAGAAAGATACCTTTCACATTGGATCCATGTTACTTGGTTTGAGCACACCTAAATTGCCCTCTCACTTGCCGACGCAAAATTGGTCTGAATGGTAGGACTTGAACCTACATGATGTCCTGACTCCAAATCAGGTAGCTTTGCCAATTAGCCCACACTCAGATAAAATAAATTTGTTGAGACGTTTCGCCACCTATATTCGAAACCATTTTTCCCTTGTAATAAAGCGCGCAGGGTTAGTGGTACGCAGTAATAGTCAATACTTGATGCAGCCGATCCCACTGGGAAACCTCATCTTTCTTGCCGCTAATTAGGCGACAGATTTCTCGACATCTACTCTCAACAAAACTTGGTGGGTCCAGTGGGGTACGATCCCACAGCCTTCAGATTAAAAGTCTGCTGCTCTGTCCATTTGAGCTACGGACCCAAGTAAATTGGTGGAGAATATCGGTTACGCTCCGATCTGGCAATCTGCTTGCAAGGCAAATCCGTGTTCCTAGCACATTCCCCGAAAAGGCGAGAAGGGTATCGGTGCCCTCTCAAACGGCTGACTTGGAGTAATTCTACAAGAGACACTTCCTTACACAGCAGGGCAAGCCCTGTTTTTCATATTGGTGGGTGAAGTAGGATTCGAACCTACTGAGCCGGAGGCATCAGATTTACAGTCTGGTGTAACTCGCCGTCGTTACCGTTCACCCGAAAATTGGTGGAGAATGAGGGAGTCGAACCCTCGTCAATGCGTTGCAAACGCACAGTAATAGCCATTATACTAATTCCCCGAAAACTTCCAGTTGATGCCGTTTTGAACTGACTGGATCAGTCCCTCTTCCGTAGGCAACTACGATCATGGTTAGACTCTCGTTCATTTCGCAGCGAGTCAATCGATACATTTCTCATTGTGATAGGGGATTTCCCTCGTATCACTACCTTATGTATCTTCTGCGCCGTGGGTCATTGCTATCGCACGGACGGGTTGCTTTTTTATTGATGGAATGCCCTTCCTCCATCATACACGCCCCACAATTTAGTGTAATCAGTGGGATATCGTTTGACTCGCGATTACTCAGCGTAGTCGAATAAATGGATGGAGTCTTAGTCTTTAGACCATCAAGCAGTATAGTTGCCCTTGCGGGATTTTAACCCACATTTCCATCACGTTAAATTGGCTGGTAGGACAGGGATCGAACCTGTGAATACGCGATTAACAGTCGCGGCTATTACCACTCTAGTCACCTACCAATAAACTTGGAGCGTCCAGCGAGAATCGAACTCGCATCATGTGCTTGGAAGGCACTCATAATAGCCTTTATACTATGGACGCATTAAAATGCGTGGTTCGTTCGTTGGATGCCTACACGCACTTGGTACCAATGCTATCGGATATGTCTAACCTCGGAACACCGTCGATTTTCGGTTACTCTGCGATTCGCATCGTGAAGTTTCCAACAACTCGACCAACTCCCAATACCGCACCACTAGGTAGTATTGGCGTCTGACACCGACTGGCGAGAATACTTTGACTCTCAGCACAGCCGCATGTTTCGCCAGAATTTCACTGGCTCGTCAGAGACGTTTAAATAATGACTAGCACTTACCAAGTCGCTATGCGTCTTGGAGAACACACCCGATGGGCATGATCTAGTCTGTAGCAGAATGCTGATAGACTGGCGGCTAGTTAGCCGAATTATACGTTATGTTGTTAAAAAGCTGATCTGGAAAACTAGTTCGCAGATACCTGATATTTTAATCCCATCAGGTAGGGATAACTATTCCCTCCTTGTATGGCGGGAATAAAATAACTATGTGTATCTCGTTTGAACATTTTCCTAATCATTTCCTAACAGTTTGAACCTAAAAATTACTCAGTCTATACATTATATAGCAAACTTTTGTAAAAGTCAAGCAAATTTCAGTGAAGAGTTATCTCTTTTTGTGAAATATTTGCAATTCCTAACATCATCTGTGTAGATAGGTAGACACCGAATTCATCGATGTTCAATAACTCCAGCGTCTTTGGTGCAATGTAGACAATCACATCGTCAATCATTACTTGCCATAGGCGAAGCGTATCGTTGAATCTATACAGTATCTCGTTCTCTTCTAAAACCTCTTTCAGTTCTTCAACCTTCATTCGATTTCCTCAACCGACAAGAATCATTCTACGTGATCCTACCTTAAAAGTCAAGTGCCAAAAATCCTTAATATTTCAAGCACTTACAGGACCACCCTTTTCTATCAAGTACTTAGCGTTACTGTTCTAGATCGATATCGTCCAGATCATCATCAAAATTCACTGGTGGACGATTTTCACCACTCGCTCTATACCCGCGAATGTATCCACCCTTATCACTCTCAATCTCTTCCAGTCTGTTTCTTAATTCGTAGTAGTCCTTTAGGAACGCTTCGAAATTACGGAAACACTTGTCGAACTTTAGATTGTATAGTTCTGTCACACCCATCAGGACATTCGAAATCTTATCCTTGTCAAAATCTGGATGTTCGATGACTGCCTCTAATAGAGTATCAAGATCTTCTGTAATGTCCCAACAATCCATGATAGATTGCTCAAGATCAAATTGCTTCATGCTTTCTTCATCACTCATGACTTTACTCCAAATCCAATATCGGACGCTTCTCTGTACTTCTGTACAATCCTTTCCTTGCAAACGTAAAATTCACCATCTGGAAAGGTAAATACACCATCTTCGCTTTCGACAACATTCTTCAAAAGCCACTGGAATCTATCGTAGAGTTCATCATACGACTTAGAAAGACTATCGTACTTACGATTCTTAGATTCAATGATCTCTACAAACTCACTTACACAATTCATAATCAAATCCTCTTAAAGAATCCATAAATCAATATAATTACCGCAACAAGCATTGCGAATCCCAATATTACGTCCAGATGCTTCTGATACTTCTCTTTGTAATGAAACATTATCTACCTCTCTGTGTAACAGTATACCATACTAGTTTCTTAATAGCAAGCTATTAAAGAACCGGATTTCCGCGTAGGCTGGATTCCATTGGAAAACGCTTGATCTTGAATCCATATCTTTCTAAATGCCTTCTGATGATCGATTCTGGATGAAGTCCAAATTCACATTGGCGAACATAAAAGTTCAGATGATTGTATAGGTCACAATAGTATGACATTTCATTCTGTCCTCCTATTGCCATCAAGTCGCGAATGCCGCCATAGTGGTATTCTGGACTATCCACATTTGGACCTGTTGGAATCCAAATTTCATTATTCTCTGGTTCTATGATTGGAAATGTATGAATGTCTAAATCAAACCTGCTCAGAATAACACGCTCATAGCACACATCATTATCATTGGAGTAATTGTGTAAAAGTTCAAACCCTTGTGCCCTTCTGAAATTCTGTAAGAACACATTCTCTATGTTCGTCTCTTCTACCCAAGTTCCATCATACGCAGTTTTGTTATTGTAAACATCGATATTCAGTCGCAGCTTTCTAAGCATTGGCAGTGTGTCGAATTCTTCTATGATACATGCCTTTGGTCTGTACATATCAAACATTTCATCCATAGAAATGTCATTGGTAAATGCATTACCCAATGCAGCAACGACATTCGATGTTGGAGTCCATGTGGAAATGAATACATCAGCATTATACTGATCTATTAAATACTTTTTTGTGTTCGCGTAGCAATCTCTTGCGCTGCGAATCTGCCCACTCAATATTAATGCTGTTCTCATTCGTAATTTTCTGGAAAGTCAGTGCAGACACCTAATGCTTGGCTTACATCATCATCATACAATTCTGGCATGACCGCAATGCTATTGCGAATCGGCTGATTCCCCGGAAACACCCACATATATCTTAGAGACGTAAATGTGACTGTATCAGCCTCATGCCAGAAGTAATTGAAGACAAATGGGAATTGATAGAAGTAAAGAAGTGCGGCAACGTTCTTACAATGAATCCAGAGATTCTGCTTTCTCTTATTGAAGAATTCAAAATCTACTAGATAGTCTGGACCATCATGCCCAAGAAACAATCCATCGTCAATATACCACACATCAATTTCAACATCGTAGCCAGCAGCTAATGCTTTATCAATCTGCTCGGGTGAATTTTCAGTTTCCTTATTTCTTCCACCCATATTTCCACGATGCGAAATGACCATTTTTATTTCTTCCACACAAATCCAACACCCCAATCGTCAGGGCAACGCTTGTCTATTACCCACTTTTCACTATCCAAGGCAGCAATGAAATCCTTTGGACCCGGATGATGATTGATATCATGCAAGCCCACAACTCCACCATCTGCAAGTAAGTTTGTGTATTCCCAATCATCCAGAACCTGATTTATCGAATGCCAACCGTCAATGAAAATAAAGTCAAACTTCTCGACACCAAAAGACTTGATAAGCCCCACATTCTTCTCGTAATCCGAGGAAGAATTTTTAATTGTGAAAACGTTCTTTTCCTTGTTGTCCAGATAGGTCTTATCATCGATGTCAATACCGACATAGATTGTAGAGTCTAGCTTACCCTTTAAGAATGCCTGTGTAATGGAACGATCACCATTACGTGAAATACCGATTTCAAGAATTGCCTTTGCGCGATCCTTCATTTCATGAAACTTATTATCTACACCATAGTAGTTGCAGTAAGTCACTTCATCCCATGTGCAATAAAGACCCTGATCTGGATGATCTTGATCGTCATGTGTCGTGAAGCTACGAATGTCTTCCACTAAATCCTGTTGCCACTTCTTCATTGTGCTAAACCCCATTTTTGAATTGCTTGTTGATATTCTATCCCGTGCGTGCCGTCGATTGCCTGTCGCATTGCTCTGGCACCACCGATTGTTCCCATTGGATGTCCGTGAACTGCTCCACCAACATTTGCCATATAATTCTTTCCTACTAGACCCGTAACCTTATCGACTAATCCGGGGTGAAATCCACAACTGAGTACTGGTGTTACGTTATGCTTCAATAGAATCTTCATTGCCTTCTTAAGTTCTACTTCATCATCATCACTATAGCCACCACCAATCATTCCAGTCTGGATTGTATCTACGCCCATCAGCCCCGCGAGCATACAGACTACTGACCATGAAATACTGTACTTATTCTTCTTATCCGTAAAGACTCTATCACCACTCTTCTGAAAGTGTAGGAACATTGGAAGATCTAGCTTGCGAATGCTGTTATAGACTCCAAGACCAGACCAGACGTTGATGTGTACTCCTGTGCCACCAGCATTATATACAGACTTGACACGATCTACTATTACATGTGGATCCGCATTAATTGTGTGACAGAATACAACCTTGCGACTTTGATTTGCGAGATAGTTTGAAATCATACCAACGCGCTTTTCTAGTGGGCAGAAAACAGGATTACTCATAATCTCGTCTTCTTTAATAAAATCCACACCACCGTCTACCATCTGCTTTACCATATCCAAAAGTTTATCTGGTGTAAGACCAATCTTTGGTTTTACGATACTTCCGAATAGTGGTTTGTCATACTGACCAGTATACTTACGGAATCCTGAGATACCGTACTTTGGTCCGAGGAAATTCTTGGTAACACTCTTTGGAAGCTTCAATCCTACAAGTCTACAGGACTTAATAATTTCGATGTCTACATGTCCACCCATTAGCTGGCAAAGTAGATGACTAATGCCATCAGTCTGCCAATCAGTATTGATCACTGGAAAGGCAATCTTTACCTTACCATTCTTGACTGTACTAAGCTTGGCTTCATCACCAATGATCTTGCAGCTATAGTTTTCAAAGAGTTCATCAGATTCCCATTCGTTTCTGACGTTAGGATTTCCTACGCTCTGACCAATAGCAATATTCCATGCAGCGTCTCTCAGAGTAGTTGTACTCTTGACTTTGTATTCTGCTATGAAGTATTTGCTCTTGTCTATATCACTCAGGTTTCTAAATAAATTCATAGTTTACTCCACATTGTATTTGTCTTTTGGCAAGGATGGTACCTTGACCACAATCAATTCACAATCTTCAAGGAATTCTGGATTTGCAATTTCGCCTTTTTCAAACACGAAAACATCACCAGCATTCAACTCGACATTCTGAATAACCATCTTGCCTCTAATGAGGTAATTCATTTCCACGCTTTCTTTATGGAAGTGTGGTGCCCAATATTCACCTTTCGCGTGTCTCAGGTACCCAACTTCAAAGTCTGCTGTTTTATATATGGAGGGTTCAAAGTCGCCTATGAACCAGCCGCGAACAAAGTCGCTTCCTTTATAGGTCTGCATGGTATTCCTTGATGTAACGTTCTAGATCTGCTGGAACGCCAACTGGATGATGCTGCTCATTTGGAATATGAAAGATTCCAACATTCTTACCTTCATCAATCATGTAATTAAACGATGGTCCGATATAGAACTCGCCATTATATGCACGATCATTATTTTCGATCATTCTATTGGCACTGTGAACGAAATGCTTTCCCTTAGCCCAATAGTGAATGCCATTCAATGAAACATTGCTAATGACTTCCTTCTCACGAATCTCGGCTACGTAACCATGTTTGTCCAATCTGGCATAACTGTTCTTTTCAGTATCAGAATGATATGTGACTACTGCACCGTCATAGAGGCGCACGTTATAAAGAAACAAACTGGAATCCCATGACATAATTTGGTCACAATTGGCAATGATCAATTCTTCATCATTAGCGATTTCATCCGCAAAGAGTAATGCAGAACATGCTGGACCTTCTGTTATGTAATCGATAACTTTGATATTTGCAAATGGAACTGTTCCCTTAATAGCATACTCTATGTCTTTTAAGTATTCACTGTCTCTTAATAGAAAATGATAATGACCATCGACATCTAGGGTTTCTATTGCCCTTTGAATCATTGGTTTGCCGCCAATATCAATCAGAGGCTTTGGTAATTTGTAATGGTCCGTGAAGAATCGCGAACCTAATCCAGCCATAGGAATAATTACATTCATTTAGAAATAACTCCAATCAATAACATGAGAATATCTATCTCAGTTATTATAACCTAAACCATTAGACTTGTCAAGCCGTTACTAACTCGCTTTCGAGCAATTTCAGCAAATTCTGGATTCAGTTCAATAAGAGTTGCATCACAACACAAATTTTGTGCAACTATGCCTGTAGTTCCAGAACCAGCAAATGGATCAAGGACAAAACCACCCGTTGGAGAACCAGCAGCAATACATGATATTACTAATTCCTCTGGATAAGTCGCATAGTGTTCTACACCGGAAGAGCGAGTTGGAACAGTCCACACGGAACGCTTATTCTTAAGATCACCACCACTTACTGTAGGTTCACGAATAGCCTCATAATCGAAATAGTACTTTTCAGACTTCGAAAGAAGAAAAATATACTCATGTGACTTAGTGCAACGATCCTTTATGGATTCTGGCATTGGATTTGGCTTCGACCAGATGATATCTTGACGTAGATACCAACCATCCTCCTGTAGTGCGAATGCCACCTTCCAAGGTATTCCAATCAGATCCTTATGCTTTAATCCGATTGCAGAAGCATTACGGTGTGCCGGTCTACGCTTTGTTCCACCAGTACCACGATGGTTTCCATTTGAAAGTGTTTGTGCTGGCATATGTGTACCAGATCGTTGTGCTGCATAGGTATCACCTAGATTCAGCCAGAGTGTTCCATTGTCTCTTAGAGTCTCGCGGACCTCACGAAAAATCTCCACTAGTTTATCTACGTACTCTTTTGGAGTACTTTCCATTCCAACCTGATCTTCCATTTCATAATCTCTGAGTGAGAAGTATGGAGGGGAAGTCACACAGCAGTTGAAATAATTACGCGGAAGCGTTTTTAGGACTTCCGCGCAGTTGCCGACTAGCACATTCACTTTATTCATAATGATTACACTTACAGGTATTTAACCCAACACTTACAGCCCCAAGGGTCTGAGTAATTTCCTTTACCGAAAATTTGATCACATGCATCACGTACACCAACCCAATACGCACCATCATAGTAGTAATCATGACCAGACAGTAATCCACCCTTTTTCACTTTCGGCAACCATGCGTTTATATCTTTATACACACTGTCATATTCATGATCCGCATCGATGAAAACGAAGTCAAGAGAATTGTCCTTATATAAATTCGCAGTTTCCCAAGAGTTACCTTTGATGACGTTGATTCTATCTCTTACTGGACTGATGTTTCTTACGAAGTTTTTATAGACACCATCACCAAGACCTTCTTCCTGAGAATTCCAGTATCTTTTGAAATCTTCGTTATCCCAAGAATCAATACAGTCTAGTTTGATATTCTTTCCTGAATTGACGATTTCAACTGCCAGATATGAGGACGATCTTCCTTTGTATGCACCTATTTCGACAAAATGACTTCCAGAAGGAAAATTCTCTACGGCAGCTTCGTACAGAGCGGCATATGTAAAATAATCTTCACCCATATGGGGTGCATTATAAAAATGTTCCATGATATTCCTTATGGTTGGACTGTATGCCAGTTTCCGTATACACAATGGACAAGTTCGTGTCCGATAAATTCTGGCTGATAACTCAACTTAGGATCTATCATATAAATCGTGCATCGTGGCTCAACTGGTGAATATGTGGAGAATGCGGCTACTTCATTTCCGGCAACTGGCTGTCTTCCGTGTTCCTTTAGAAGCTGAGTCATTTCAGCCTGATCTTTTACAAGAACAACATGCAAAGCAAGATCTGTTCTGGTAAGTGTTTCCTTTTCGAAGTAATAACCATCCCCGCCTACACTGCTTGGCGACTTACCGCAGCTAGCCAATAAACTGACTAGCATAAACCCAACAACTATTAATTTCTTATACATTGAAATACTCCTGTGACCTAAGAGTATTTATTGGGCTTTTACCAACTTGAATCTGAACCGCCACCAGAGAAGTCGCCACCACCACCAGAAAACGAATCACTCTTGTCGTCGCTGGAAGTGTCAGTGAACCCATCATCAGATGAAGTCCATGTGCTGTTGTTGAAAAATGAATTGTCTTCTACTACAGAAGACTTTGAGAATAGTTCATCGTCACTGCGACGACACGTACTAGAACAATGACGCTCACACTTTCGTGCGGTCTTAGGACACTTCTTTTCATTCATTTAAATAACCTCCGCGTTTCCACGCTCATTTGTAAAATAGACATTGCGAATACCGAACTCGGCAATCGCTCGCATACAGCCATCACAAGGCTTTGCCATTGCACGCTTACCATCTTCATTACGGACGCGCAAAACGTAAAGATCTGCCTTACGCAGATCATCTACTTCAACCTTCTTGAGAGCATTCTTGATAGCGTGAATTTCAGCGTGCATGTAGATGCAGTCCTTATTCTTCGCATACTTGGCTTGCATCGGATCAGTCTTCATTCGATTGACACCAAATGAAATGATGCTATTTCGCAGCGTGATTGCCGCAGCCAGAAAATAACGTTCGTGGTCGCTGGACAGAGCGACCTTTTCCAACAGACCGAAAATGTAGTCAGATTTAATCATATGATTATTATAGCATTTTTTCATGATCTAAGTCAAACTGCCAATAATCTATATAAATCAATCACTTAGAAGGGGGTGGTGTCTTCTTGCACTTGTTTTTACAGGACATCCAACATTTGGTGTGTGTAACTGGACATTTCATGCGAATAATTTTACATCCTGATGGTCAATGTGAATGGTCTGATTGTTGTATTTGAATGTGATCTTATGATCATCTTCTGATTGATACTGGTGTTCTTCGAATATTAGTGGAGTAGTAACTCTCATTGATTTCCAGTGGTTGTTGGCATTTAGAATGATTTCAGCACCGTAGTTCACAGAGTATAACTTCATTGCTATTCCTTATTCTTTTTAGTACTATCTACGATAGAATCAAATTTTAGAGTGTTACAGAATAACTCAATTTCCTCGACAGTAACATCTGTGCGCGGATCGTGCATAATGCGAGTCTTATAGTGACCACCCTGATATGAACGTTTCTTATCCTCATGAATCAAGTGGATTGTACTTAGAAAGAAATGCTTAATTCTGTCAAAGTATGATGTATGTTCCATCTGAACCTCGTTGTTAGAATCCATCATCCATGATCTCCAGAAATAAGTATCTCTTATACTTATGCGTGTAAATTAATCGCCTTTCCAGATATTATAGATCAGATCAAGGACGCAACAAGTTATGACTATCAGTGAACTGCCGAATACTAGTCCGAGACATATCTTTTCATAGAAACTCATTTAAATTCTCTCCTAATACTTTTTCACAAATGGGAAGAACTCTGCGAAATGCACGATCTTCGGCAAGGTGGAGTCTGAGGACTATCCACGAAATATCATTTGGATTTCTTCCAATCTTATTTTCCCATCTGCGTCGCAGTCGAATCTTTATCAACTCTGCAATTTCCCATGCCGCATGATTAGCATTCGTATATCGTCTTTCGTTCACAATCATGCAAGGTGAAACGATAGCAAGTTTCTTACGGGTAATCGTCAAAATCATCACCATCGTGAATCTTTAATGTAGTGTAAATTGTATTGTATAAGATGATTGCGAGACAAGCCATGATAAAATAAACAAAAATCATAGGATGGAATCTCAATATGAAAACTGTGAGTGTTACTCCAGCAGCAAATCCTAGAAGGATGATACTCGTTCGAACATGTAAATTTAAATTACGAAACATTTGATATTCCTCACCAGAACCTAGAAATCCACAGACCAGCCAAAAATGCACATGCCATGACAGGATTGCCGCACCAGAATGCTGTGAATGCACAACCTAGTATAAAACTAGTTCCATCGATTCGCATATTCAAAACTCCATAACAATAGACTACATTATACCATCATTCTTTCTTAATATCAAGTGCCGGATTGTTTCTGGCATGGACGATACATTCCAGTTCCAAATTCTTACGAATATGAACTTCACAGAACATTGTTTTCGTAAGATTGAGTGCTTCTGTAAAATTGCGATAGGCACCCATGACACGATCAGCGGCAGGAATGTAGACTTCAAAAAGATCTTTGTTAACCATGTGAGTATTTTCCATAGAGGGACACTCCTTTACTTATATGTCGCGAAATGGCGACTCTTAGGCTCTCTTGTATAGACTGATGAATGTATCGAGTTCCAGTGAATCTCTTTTTTCCCATCGGCAATCGGGCTTATCATAAAGAACCCAACCATCCTTTAATTCTACAATGACCGCATGATGTCCCATGTCACTCCAAGGATCATCAACCACACAAGCCCACTTCTCACCAACTTCTGGCTTCCACCTGAACGTCATGACTCTCCATAGACTGGTGCGATACGATCTCCATACAAATTTAGCAGCCGCAAGACCAATGAATGCTCCTAATGATAAACTAGATGGAACAATGACCAAAAGTAAAAAAAGACCAAGAATCCAATTACTCATTTTAGCAACCCTCAAATAGATCGGCAGGAGCACCTAGAGCATCACGCAGACGTTCCAGAATATCCTGACGATAAGAATAGTGTCCGAGATACTGTAGCAGAGTGAACTGACCAGAATCAGTCACAGACCAATCGCGCATGAACTTGTCATAGGCAGGAGGATTGGCTGCTACCCAATCGAACAGACGCATCGACGCATTTCCATAATAACTCACCATACTTCTCCCCACATTAGTTCCAGATGCAATGATGACCATTTCGCCCTTTGGAATTCCACTATTACACCATTCGTCAATCTTCATGTCATACTCCCATCATCTTCTTGACAACTCTGGTGATTCTACGCTTCGCACGCTTTTCATATGACTTCTTGCGTTCCTTGTAGAACTTAGTCAGATTTGGAGTCGGAGCAGGAACCATATACGCACCAAAACGATCCATTCTATTTTGATATTCTGGTGAAATAGGAATAGCGGCATCCAGATCTCGCATCTTGTTTGCTTGCTTATTGACCATATGAGTAACAATGTTATTTACCGCTACTCCTAGCTTTCGATAAGTCTTCTTATAACCCGGAGCATACTCAATTTCAAGAACGGTGATTGTTCTGACTTTCTTTGAAAGAGAAAGTTTTTGATATTCTTCCCAACTCATTTACTTGATCCTCTCTATTTGACCAGTTCTATCATTCTCGCGATACTGTCCAATCAACTTGGGCTTGTTGCTTTCTGAAAGAGCATAAATTCGCCCTTCGAATTCTCCATCTTCCACCAGTTGGATTGCGTATTCGACTGCCGAAAGTTCATCATCAAATGCTCGCATATGTCCGATATTCAGGGCAGTGCGCCAATGCGAAGTTGTCAGATATGTAATTCCACTCATAATTAAACCTCCCATTTTACTTCACTCGACTCTTTTCATAATCATTGAAGATATCGTTATAGTCCTGTGAACGATAGTAACTATCACCGACTCTCAGGAGTTTCTGGTCGTCAGAAACGATTTCATATCCATCAATATACTCGGCATTTTCCTGTAGGACGTAGGTGACGGGATCCATTTCACGAACTCTGACATCAATATCCAGAAAGATTCTGCCATCGACATATCGACCATCCCATGCTCCATTGATCACATGGAAAATGAAATCTGTTTCAGAGAAACGTTTTCGCACTTCAACCAAAAGTGATGCCGTTCCATTGTGTCCTAGCATCAGGCGTTCGTAGCTATCAGAATACCCTTCATCTTCTTCCGTCAAATCATATACATTATAAGTCATAGTTTCTGATCCTCTTTGTGCTTCTTCA